TGCAGGAGATGGTGGGCCAAAAGTATTAACACCAGGAACTGCAGGAGATGGTGGGCCAAAAGTATTAACACCAGGAACTGCAGGAGATGGTGGGCCAAAAGTATTAACACCAGGAACTGCTGTTGTTTGCTGAGGCATTGGACTAAAATTTTGTTGAGGAGACAGTTTAGCCCATCCCATTCCAGGAAGTCTTGCGGGATTCAACGGAGTCGGAACTGTTGTTGTTTGCTGTGAAATTGGAACAGCCTGTTGAGGTATTTGTGGAAACATTCCTGGATTTAAAAATTGACTTGCAGTGGCAACCGGAGTTCCTGCTTGTCTTCTTCTAACTTCAAGTAATAAATTTTCTTTTTTTGCTTGAAGATTTTCAGACAAAGTTTTATAGTATCTGGTAATAAAATCCATTTATAGTCCTCAGTAATATATTTATATACTTGACTAAGGCAATTTTTATGATATAATATGCATATGCCTCGCAAGAAAACCAAAATTCCTGCAGAATATCAAGAATTTAAACAGGCTGTCGAAAAGCACGGTTACAAAGTTACCATAACTCTTGTTCCCGGAGAAAAAAATTGGTGTGTTACAGTTCTTAAGGGTAAACATTGCATTTGGCATAATTGTTCTTTGTTCTATGATCTTCCTTTGACAAAATTTTGGGAATCAAAGGCTTGGAAAACACATGAAAACTCTAAAGAGCAAATTTAAGTCAATAATTTTAAACGTTGGATTATTTTTTACAATACTTATTGATTCCTATAAGGATTATTATACCAAATAAAGCGGGTTTCGTATATTGGCCATTACTCCTGCCTTCCAAGCAGGAAAGAGGAGTTCGATTCTCCTAACCCGCATTCGGAGAAATTTATATGAATAAAACATTTAACATCTGCAACGCTACGCACACTACTCTCGGAGAAGTTTTTGTAACCTCAATCGCAAAGTCTGAAGAGCATAAAAACATGTTCGACCTCCTCCTTGAGGGAGAAGGTCGAAATGCAGTATTCATTACGGGAACTAAAGACGATCTTGCCAGGGTAGCCTCTGCCTTGAGCAGAGCTGTTCGGCAAATTTCTTAATTACTTCTTTTTCTTTTCTTCTTCTTCTTTTTTCTTTCTCAAAAGACGGGCGATTTTTGCTTTTTTACCAGCATTCCCGCCCTTCTTTTCTTTTTCTTTTAGTTTTTTGTCATTCATTTTATTGCCAGCCTTTTTCTTCATAAAAGGTGGTAATTTTTTATCTTTTTTATCTTCTTCTTTCTTGGCTTCAGAAAGTTCTTCTGTATTTTCTGTCAAGAATTGATCGAATGCAGGCTCAACATACTCAAAAATTTCATCATAAATTTCTAGAGTTTCATTGAGTTCTGCGAGCTGTTCGGTTAGTTCCTGAATACGCTGTTTGTATTGTAGAATAAATGGGTCCATAGTGAAATTATTTATAATACCTAAATATTTAAAATTCAGGAATAATTATGCTAAACTTTAAAAGAACAAATGCTTTACCACAAAATACAGTTTCGCCCATGAATAAAGGAGTTTTATTTACGGCGACTGGAACCGCAGGAATTACTTGTTTTTGTATGAATCCTACAGGTGGGGAACAACAAGTCTCAATAAATGTTCCTGCTAGCACTACTTATTTTTTTCCAATATACACTAGCAAATGGACTAGTAATACTGCTGGTGTTTCGGCATTTGAAGTCAATTAATAGTTGCTTTTAATTCTTAGTTTGGTATAATATGCACAAAGGAACAGGCGCTGGAAAGGGCGATTCCTATCGCCCAGTTAATTATGCGGCATGGTCCAAAAATTGGGATCTAATTTTTAATAAGGATAATAATGTTCAAAGAAGAAGCTCCAATAATCGCAAGATCAATCAGTCGATACAATGTCGAAAGAATCATCCGAAAGGTTGATACTAAGACTTATATTGTAGAGGGTGAATCTCTTTATATGAGAGGAACTACTGATGGGACTATGGCCGATTTTGAAGGTGGTCCTTTTATTCAAGCTGGCGATCCAGCAAGAGTAAGCGACATTCCTGATAATAGAAAAATTATTTCTGTTGAATTTATGGATCCCGAGAAAGACAATTACGGAAAAGTAAAAGTCCGTGTCGGATAAACCAAATACATTATTTGTAGATAATAATACAGTACACTGGCAAAATTACAGTGAGTTCTGTCGTCATAAAGAATGGTATGCTGGTTGGGCTATTAACTTAAATGCCGCAGTAAACGGTCTTGGTTATAGACAATATGATTATGTAATCATAGGAGAAGTTTTGGGAGATGGTGAAAGTCCATTAAATTTTGTAAATTATATTATTGAAAATAAAATTAAAATTCAGACTATAGTATTAACCATACAAAATTTTGACTTAAATAATAAAATTAGACAAATATTAGAATCCAATTATTATGATGTTATTGAACATAATGGAAACTGGTATTCCTTGGTAGCTCAGTAGGTAGAGCGGAAAGCTGTTAACTTTCATGTCACTGGTTCGATTCCAGTCCAAGGAGTTGGCGAGTATACTCAAGAGGTCAACGAGGGCAGACTGTAAATCTGCTGGCCTATGCCTACGGGGGTTCGAATCCCTCTGCTCGCAGTATTTTATGCTAGCCATAAATAGTATTGTATCATGCCAGAACAATACCTATTTAACGGTGTTACTTTTAGTTTAGCATCCGCATTTCCTGCAAAATCTGGAACTGGTTCTACTTTAAATGGATTTTTTCCTTCAACCCCAACTGGGGCAACTTATTATTTTATTACTACATCTTATAATGAAATAGGTTTTTCCGGTCAAAGTAACATGATTTCTGTTTATATAGATGGTTTTGAAGAACCTTATTCTTTGATGCCAAGCGGATTAACAGCATCGTCGTCGCCTTTAGGTGCCACTCTGTTTTGGTATGATAATTCTCAAACAGAAACAGGATTCAAAATTTTTTATAATATAAAATTTTAAGAAAGTTAACTATGGCATTTATAGTAAATCTTAATTCAAATTTACATTCTTTGTACACATATACAGGAACTGCAATAATAGATCCTACTAATTATGCAAACAATGTACAAGTTGGAGTTAGTGGACTTAATCCAAATTTATACATCAATGATCCTTCTTATGGATTTACATTTTCTGTAAACTTTTCTGGCATATCTTTAAGGGGAAGAGGAGCACCAACATACAGTTTTGATACATTTGCTGGACAAGCTGGTGTAAATAGTTCTGGCGTAAAAATTGTAAATGATGTCGTCTATTATCCAACTGCTGTAGATAAAAATTTTTGGTGGGGTCAGTCTTATACTGAAAATTATGTAACAAATAGCACAAAACAATGTTATTATCCGGGATGTCCTTCTGGTAATTTTACAATAGCATCTGATTTTAATTATTGGAATAATGCAATTCCTGCTTTTATTTTAATAAGTCCAAAACATTTAATTTGCACAAAGCATTTTATCGGTTATCCAATAAGTGGAACTTTTTATTTTCTCGGAACAAATAATGTAACTTATTCAAAAACAGCAACTACAGTTATAAATTTTAATAATAGATCGACATATCCTGCAAACTATAATTGGCCTAATGATTTTGGAAAAGATTGGGCTTTACTTGAATTGGATCAAGCTTTTACAAATCAAGAATTACAATATGTAAAACCATATAAATTTTTAAATACTTATGGAATACCAGATGATGTTCCTTTATTCCGTCTCACCCCTCAAGGAATAGTAGTTGTAACAAAAAATCACAATGCTCCAGTTCATTATTTTGATCATAATATTAAACCAAATGCTGCATATCAAGGTTTAATTACAAATACACAACAAACAATAAGAAATCCAAATGTGGGAATTTGGGCGGGGGATAGCGGAACACCTCTCTTATGTTATGTACCTCACCTGAATGAGACTTGTTTCGTTGCCTTACTTTATGGAGGTGAAGGAATACGAGACCCTTTATGGTCCAGTCCACTTGCTAGTCAAAAAGAAAGACAATTTTTTGATGCATTAAAAGAATATATCTTTGATGTCTCTTCGTATGAAATCTCTTTAGTAAATTATTTGGATCCACCTCCATACCCAGAAACCATATATCAAAACGGGGAAACATATTCTTTATATAATACTACTATTTCAGAAAATTCAAATTTGGTGGGAAATACAACATTTAATATTTCTGGACTATTAAGTGGAGTAACTTATTCTTATATTGTTGTTTCTTATAATAATAATGGATATAGTGCAGCACTGGCCCCAAATTCAATTTCATTTAAATCAGATCCAAATCATCATCCTTTAGTAATTATATATGGAGATGAAAACGCAGTTGGATTGGCAAAAAATTATCAAGCATTACAATCTGAACTTGGTATAAAATCTAATATAAAAATATTTAATAATGATTTAGGATTTTTTGAAAATCTAAACATAGGTTCAACTGGAAATAATATTCTTGGAATTCCCGGAGTAACTAATGTTACTGACAAATTCTGGGAATTTGAAGGTCAAACTGGACCACCACATGGAATTGAATTAGGAATAGCAAAAACAAAAGAAATGGTAAATTTATTTGGAAATAAAGATATTCATATAATTAAAATTGGGCAAAAAGGATTAACTTCAGGTTCTGCAAAATTACAAGGTCCCTTTAGACCTTTAACAAGATTGTTCAATACTTATGATATCGCATCTGAAGACATGATTTCTAAATTTGGAAGGACCCCACAAACTTATGTATTCATATCGATTGGTGTGAATGATGCTATTGAGGGGGTTGATGATGGAACTTTTAGAACAAATATTGGTTCTTTGATAGAAAATTTGGATTATCTTTATAGAAATAGCGTTAAAATATTTACTTTATTAAATGATGGGGGTGATCAGACTTCATATGGTGAAAATATAAGTCTATATAATACTGTTTTACAAGAAATAACTTCTTTCTATAGAAACCCAGATATAGAAGCAATAATCCCAAGACCAACTTATTGGATAAAAACTTCTGATGCACAATTAGAAAACAATGACATATACCATTGGGGGTATACAGGTATGAAATTAATTGCAGAAAGATTTATAACATTTGCATCAAATACTTGGGGATATGATAATTCTTATGGGAATAATAGTAATTGGCCTCCACAACCAACATATTAATTGGTATAATATACATATGGCATTGTTGATATCGAATTGAAATGCGTATGACACGGGAGTTCGAATCTCCCCGGATCCACTTTACGGGTCCGAAAGGAATCGATCAGCGCAAAGTAATGAAGAAGGAGATGTCCGACACGGGTAACGAGTGTCGTAAATAAACAGTTGCAACAACAAAAGCCGCACCAATGCGGATGGCTGCTTAAGCAGTGGGGTTTCCCGGTTTTCCCGCGACTGAAAAACCGTGGATTTTTTATGCCCAAAAAAGAAGACAAAGACAAACAAATAAATGAATTGCGAGCCCAATTGATTGAACTCACACGGGCTGCTGGTAAACTTGCAATGGAAAATCAAGAACTTAAACACAAATTAAAGAAGCGAAAGTCTCATAAATAATTGACAGGAAGCATCCTTTAGTGTATAATAGACATAGTCTTCACAGAAAGTGAGTATATGCCAAATTCAAAACAAAAAATTACGGCTCGTCGTCACAAGAGACGAAAGGAAAGACTTAAAAGAAAAAGAGCAGCTTCTTTGATGGATGCAAAGAAGTCAACTCTTGTTAAACTAGAGGAAATTGGTCAACTTCCAAAATCCGTTAAGAAAGCTCGTTTATGAAAAAAGTGTCTAAAAAAATTGATCTCCAGACTCTCAGAGTAAAATACAGTGAAGTAGAATGTTTCTTTACATATTTTGATGGAGATAATTACAGTTTTGATTTTTATGGTAATTCTCTTGATGGTACGGAAATCAGAATAACAATCGGTGGATGTCCAAATTGGATCAAAGGATTTTCATTTGGGACAAATCACCCTTTGACTCTTGAAGAGGCATTAAAACAGCACGTAAAATATCTTTCTGCTACTGCATCTGATGGATCCGTTCTTTACGAAAACTTTTTTGACGTAGTTCAGAAACAATAACATGGATGAAAAAGAAAAAGAATTATTCAAACGGTGGATGAATTCTAAACTTAACAAATCTAACAAACCGAAGCATCGGTTATCAAATTATTTTGAGGAAATGAATATGAACAATTATGAAAGCTTTGATGAATATTTTCATCAAAACAATAACAAGAAGAATTTATCCAAAGAAGAATTCATGAAACTCATGAAAGAGTTTCGGCAAAAAGCAGGAAATGCAAATGCTGGAATGATTGTTATGTTTGAGGAAGATTACGAAAACCTATTAGAAATGAGAGGCTTTTTTAAGATGTCAAACATGACTAATTATGTTGAAACCATTAATAAAATTATCAATACTCTTGTTCCAAAGGATATGTCATGATAGATTATAGCCCTGGTAAAATGTATGATATGGGGTGGAGGGATCGTCTTGAAGGCCGTCCAGCTCGTCCTGGCAATTGTCCTGATATTCTAAAAGAAGAATACCAGTCTGGTTATGACAATTGCCATCAAGAAATTCTTAAAAATTCTAAATTAAAAAATAATGTAAATTCACCCCTTGATGGCCATCCTTTTTATAAGGAAGCAAATGAATCAAAGGGTCAAGTATTTCTGTCAGACTGATCTTCTCTTAGTTTTTTTTCCAGGAAGCATTATTCTATGCGGTGGATTTTGACTTTCGTCTGCCACATAGACTATTGTTTCCTCGGGAGTTCTTTCAATAAATTTTTTCCAATAATTTTTGGACTTTGAATCTGATAACTGACTCCAATCAAAAGTTCCATTTGGTGTGACGGCTCGTGAAAGTTCATCTTTTTGAACAGGATCAACAAATAATCCAACTACTTTTTGCTCTTGTTTTGGTTCTGTCATAGCCACATTTGCTTCAATCATTATATCTTTTAGTTTTTTCTTCTTTTTCTTGCCGACAAGAGGAAGATCCAACCCTGCAATACCACCTTGTTTATCTGGTGTTGCTGCAGTTCCTACGTTTCCAACGACACCAGAAGTCATTTCTTCAGTAATATATCTTTGTGTGGCTTCTTCTATCAGATAATCCAAATAACTGATTTTGCCTTTGCTTTCAGATAATAAATGTTTCTCAATTACAACATTTACATCACTTATTGACAGGCCCATTTGTGCAAATTCTTCATTAAAAAGTTTTAAAGTTCCAGCAAGAGAACCTAAAAAATATTGTGTCGATCCTGGCATTAATTCCTTAAACATGGATCTTAATCTAATTGCAATATATTCAAGACCATCCATAGATCCCTGTTCATTGATAATTTTACCTTTTTCATTTATTATTTTTGAACTATATGCATCGTATTGGTTATACGGCATTTGAAGCAGTTCTGCAAAACGATAAACACTTGCTGGCTTGATTATCAAATTTAGTGGATTCATTGTAAGTCCTGGATTTGTAATAGTTTTCTATCTATTCTTGGATCTGTTGCTAATTTTACATAATCAATGTTTGAAATATTTTTTACATCAAACTTTAAAAACAATAAAAAACTTTTTAGATAGCTATGAAATTTTATTTCATGTTTCATAAAAAGTAATTCTGCTGCAGCTTGATCACCAAAAACATTTCTTAAAACAATCAAGTGATTTATTATTAATCTTTCCTTGATTGATTTTAAAGTTCTAGCCTTATGAAATCGAAAGATTAATCTTTTTACATATTTGATTCTTTTCAAATCTTCTAAAAATTCATAACTTGACGAGCAACTAGCATTAAAGTAGTGCTTTTTGGCAAATGATAAAAATTTATCATCATCTGCATCAAGTTTCTTCATTGTTTCAGTGCTGACATCCACAATCAGTCTCTTCACCATTACGAACAACTTTCATATTGAAACGAATCAAATGACTCGGAGTTTTTTCTACATCAATTACTAAATCGTAATTAAAGCTATCATCTAATCCTGGAGTTTTGGAAAAAGGTTCTTTTGTCAAATCTGTCTTAAGATCTTTTGCTACACCAAATACACCCAAACCGGGGGCTCCATATTGGTAAAGCTTTATAAGGTTTGACCCAAGATCCATTTTTACTGGTCTAAAATCCAAACCAATTATGTTTAATTTATTTTTGATTGCAGCCAATGCTCCATCTGGATCTAAGAATTCTTTTCCGCTGTAAGCATGAAGAAATGCATTGATACGATCTAACATGGCATCATTGCCAAGACGATGTGTACCAAAATCAGATAAAGCACTTTTTCCGGAATTTCTTGGGTCGCCACCCTGCAAGCTTCCGCCTTCGGTGTGTTCGCCCCCACCCATTTCCATTAGAGATTGTAGTTTTTTGTTCAGGTCTTTGAATTTCATGAATTTTTCCTATGTTTATTTATTTGTTAAAAAATTGCTTGAGATAAGATACTGCCTGCCTTACTCCGTTTTTATTATTATCTATGGCAGATTCTATCTGTTTAATACTGGCCTCTTCCTTTAATATACTATTATTTAATACATTTTGAGTGAAGCTTTCGGCAACTTTTTTCCATTTACCTTTCTTTTTCTTGTAACATTTTGCAGCCCATGCATTCGCGTATGCGGAAGGATAAACATCAAATTTTTGTTTTGCCTGAGCAATACAAGATGACCATTTTTTTGAATTTTTTGGTTTATTCTTTGCTTCGTTTAGATCTTCAGTTTCTTCTTTTAACATGGATGTAACTGATTGCCTGCTCCATGTTTTGCAGGCCCAATATCTGGCTTTCCATCTAGGGCCTGGGGTGTCGCAATTATGTCTTGCTCTGAAGTTTTTTCTACGAGCAGGATCATCTCTTTTAATTTCCATGTTCGGGTCGCCAAAATTTACTTTTACGACATTTCCTTTGTCATTTTTCACATAAACCTTGTATTTTTTAACATCACCTTTCATTATTTTATTGAGCTTGACCTTTTTGCCACCGCTTTCTGCACTTTCCTCAAGCTCTCCCCATTCATTGATGATATTAGACAGCCCTTCTCCGTAGAGACCGAAAGATTCATTTAATTTTACAGTTACAACTGATTCACATCCTTCGTTTATACCATTATGCCATTTTAAATCAAGTTGAATAAGTCCATCTTTTTCTTCGATGTCATTTACTTCAAATAAATTTCCTGATTTGTCTATAAAAATATCATAAGCCTCAAGTTCACTTGCTTCAATCAATGGATATGAACTTTTTAATCCTCCGACAGATTCTACAATAAATTTTTCTGGCATAAATGTTTCCTCTACATTTTGTTTCTTTTTTGCTGCCCCAGTCTCAACAAAGATAGGTTTCATTCCTTTTCCACCAGCACCCTTTTTACCTCTGCCGCGCTTGGATTGTGCAGCTCTTTTTCTTTTTACAAACTTAGAAATGCCCTTCTTACCTAATTTTTGTGCTTTTTGTTTGCTAAGGCAAGCTGCGTATGCAGTTCCTTCTTTTGCATCGCCACATTTTCCTACTCTTTTTCCGGTGCTGTCATAACGATCCCAACCAGGCCCACCCCCTGCAGATTCACGATTAAACCATTTGCCAAGACCAGAATCACTATAAACTTTTTCTGAAAGTTCTCTATATAATCTTTCCTTCATATTCATTTGTCAGTCCTTGGCTTATCGGCGGGTTGGCCTTTATATTTACCATTGTCTGAGCGATTTTCGCTTCTACTTCTTACTCTCAAGTTACCAGTTGCACTGGTTCCTCCATTTCTCAATGGTTTTTTATGATCAACATCTTTTCCGTCCCCTTTACGAACTAATCCCCTTTTCTCCATCTTTCTTCGCGCCTTTACTCTAGCTGCTCTTTTCTTTATTTGAGATGGTTTTCCGTGAAATAGTTTGTATTCTCTTTTATAATTTCTTTTTCTTTTTTTCTTTGCTTCTTGTAGATTTTCAATACAAGTCAAAAGAATATGAGGAGTTTCATTTAAAGTATTAGTAAGTTTTTCTAGAACAAATCTAACATTGTTTATATTTTCATTGATTCCTTCATATCTTGTTGCAACTATTCTTTCTGCATCCTCAAAAGAAATCATTTTTGTTTCATATAATGCTCTGATCACATCATCATTTTCTAGGCATTCCAACAAAAGATTATTTGCAGTTACATAATTTTCTGCAAACGATGCAGCGACTAATTCTTGATCTCTTGCAACTGGAATTTTAAAATTTTTACCATGAATTTTAATTTTATTGTATTCTACACCATGTAATTCCTTGGGTTTCATCCCGGGAAGAAGGCTAAAATTCATGTCTATGTTATAATCTTGAATCAATGATGTAGTAATCAATTGAACAGGATCATTTTGAACGGGTGTGAGCAAAGAAGCTATGGTTTGACGCATCTGTGCATAAGGATCCATCGGTGCCATCATCTGCTGCGGCTGAACCTGTTCAACAACAACTTTGAATTTATTCATTCTGCTTTTCTTTAAACCAAATTCTTTTTCATTATTTTTTATGGAAATGTCACTGTTTGCAGCTGCTGCAGCAAAATATTCATTACTTAATGGGAACAATCCTTCAATTGTAACCAAATGTGTTGGAGCTTGTTCTGGCATTACACTATTATCACCACGCAGTCTTGTGGCAAGAGTAGCCTGCATTAATGTTTTTGCAAATGTTCCCTTTGTTCCCTTTTGAAGAGCAATGAACTTTTCCAAAGTCTTTTTAGTTGTTTTTTCAAATACTTTATAAGAAATAGCAGGATTCATTTCCCCGGAAGGCATCATCATTGGACCCATATTTTGTCCAGATGCAGTTATAACTGGCTCGGATTGCATGAATGCTGCCATAGCAGGATCTTTAGAAATCTCTTTGAATGATTCATCACTCATCAAAGCAGGAGCCATGCCAGCTAATGTTTGCTGCATTCCCCCAATTGCTTGATTGAATAAAGGATCCTGCCCAGATGATGCAAAATTTTGAACAGTTTGTACTAAGTTTTTCTGAATAGTTTGTTTTGAATGTTTTCCAGATTGCGACAGATCATTTGTAGAAATTGAAATTTCACCCTGAGCATTAACCGTAAATCTATTCTTATCACATGCAAAGTCAACTTTTCCGTCTACATTTGGTGAACCCAAACCAGCTTCAGAAGCAGTTACCATCAATTGAATGCAGGCATCACCAAAGCTGGCAAGCATTTTCTTTGCTTGATCAAATGCTTCTTTACCGAATTGAGTATAAGTACCATTTTTAATGTTAGTTAAAAATGAAAGTTCCGAATCGCCTGCTCCGGCCTTAATTCTTGCAAGTGTTACAAGCGCATTTGTTATTTGTTCGTTGAATGACAAATCTACACCAGTTATACCAAATTGATTGGCAATAGTTTCATACGATAAATGATCGAATTCCTTATCGGACATAGGATCACGATTATTGAGAAAATATTGCTGGCGAAGATCGAATGGCAAAGCTCCCATTTGAACAGGATCCATTTTTCCAAAGCTTGCAAGAAGATCTTCAATCCTCATTTTCTTTGGTTTTGTGAATTTTTGTTGAACTGGGGCTGGTCCTTGTTCTTCTGCTCCTTGTGCGTTTGCCATTTCTGACTCTTTTGCTCTTTTCTTTTCTTGGGCAGCAGCTTTCTTCTCTATTTTTCCAAATAAGTGTTGAGAAGCCTGTGTCTGAACGAAATTTTGTTCTTTTGTTATTGATTGAGCTTTTTCTAAGGTAGTCTCTGTATTTGGATCAATAATTTGATGATATTTTGAATTATATGAATCTTTATATATTAATTCCACTGCACCCTGTGCAGTTTTTACTGGTAAAATTTGTTTTAAAAGTTCAGACTTGCCTAGCTGAGATTTTTTTGGCTTGCTGGCACGTTCTGCTCTTTTGCGGGCTGCATCTCTGGCCTTTTCGCTGCTAGCACCACTCATACTTTGCTCTTTTTTGAGCGAAGTAGCAGTTTTTACGGTTTCGCTTTCTTCCGCTTCAATTAAATATTTTATGAAATTTTTAGCATATTCCATTGGTCCTAATATTTAGGTTTCATTCTTTGGGTGATTTTTTTTCTTTAAACTTTCAGGAGGATTGGCAGATGAGGCTAAAGTCCACTCTTTATATGATTTTTTCTTTCCTTTAGCTACTTGATATAATTCTTTGCGTTGACCATTGATTTTTTTGGCAAATTCTGGAATATTGGTAACCAAAACTATTTCATTTGTTAACCAGTTTTTAAAAATAGCAGTTTCGGTTATAACTTCATATTTTTTATTATTAGCGGGATTTGTGCCAATATTTTTGTGACTACCAGGACCTTCTTTAACTGCTCTAAGTTCTACTGGCTCCCATCCCTTGTAACTTTTTCTTTTTCCATTCATGATTTCGCAAATTTTTACTATTGAAAGATCATTCTTTCTACAAAATTCGCTCATATTTTCAAAGAATACTTTTTCTCCTGTATCTTTTCTTTTCAACCAATAACCATTTTTAACTACATAATCATTCTTCCACAACCATTCACCGCGATCATTTTGATAAAACATTCCCCCATTATCTTTTACAAATTGTTCCCTATGTGAATTAGATCTAGAATTTTCATTCATCATAAACCATAATTTGGTATTACGACGATTTACTCTTTCCTCTAAATCAACTATTCTCTCTTTGTGCATTGGTATGATCCTTATATTTTTGAATTATGTCACTTAATTTTTTGACATAATTTATTGGCTTATCTATAAAAACCTGACTTGTTCCATCTTCACAAGAAATTAAGATTACAAATTGAGTTACCTTAATTCCTGTTCTTTCTTGGAGCATCATTGCATAAGCAGTAGCCTGCATGAAATAATTTTCAATATCTTGCTTTCTTTTTTCCTTGGTGCTTGCCTTAAAATCAATGATTGATAATTCTCCATCATATTCTGCAATGCAATCTGTTCTCCCGGCAAGTCCCAGCAATGAAGACCATAAAGGAGCTTCAATCATTGCGATATTGTCTATCTTATGCAATAATGGCTGGATTCTTATAAAGATATCCAACATATTTGGCATTAAGGATTCAAAATCAATACTTTCATTTTTCAAATATGATTCAATCAATGAATGAAAATCCGTACCGCGTTTTGTTACTCTGGCGCTTTCTTTGCCATTCTTTTTACGCCATTCTGCGAAAAATTTTTGTTTTTCAAAACCAACAACAGTTGTAACAGATGGAAATACACCATCTGGGGTTGAATATGATCTACCAGTATCTGTTGTTTGTTCTTGTAGAGAACCAGAAACATCAACGGTTTTATGGATAAAGGTTTTTATGGGCAACAAAGTCATACAAATATATTATACCAAAAAATATAAATTACTTCAAACTATTTAGACAGAGTCTTGGCGTATTTACTATAGATTTCAGTCCAATCAAGATTCCAATCTTTTAATTTCTTGGTTGTTTCAGTATCAATTTCTTCTTCTTCAGTTTCTTGAGCAGTACCGGGAAGTGCTGGTACATTTGCGGAACCAGTTGTTGTTGTCTTATTTGATCTCAACTTTCCTGAACTATCTCCAGCAGACGATGTGGTACTTTGCAAATTATTTAATAACCAAGCAGTAAGAGCAGTTGCAGCAGGGATTGCTACTGGAGCTATTGCATTTATAGTATTTTGTGTTTCAATTTTTTTAGTTTCTATTTTTGAAGTATCTATTTGATTTACATTTTGATCAACATTCTTATCTTGTTGTTTTGTTTGTGTTTCTTGTTTTTGCTGTTCAATTTCAGTATCTTTTGATGGTATTGTTGTTACAACTACTGCAGGAGCTCCGGAAACTTGTTTTTCCTGAGTCACCGGAGCAACTGGTGGTGTTTCTGTTTTAGTTTTAGTCGAAGGTGCTTTAACTGGAGCTGGTGAATATTCTCTTTCTTGTTGCCGTTTTCCGACAGGAGGAGGCCCCGAAGGAACACCTTTTGGTGGTTCTGGAATATTTGGCTGTTGTCTTTGTGGTGGTCTATTTGCTGGTGTTATTGGAATAATTGGTGGAACATTTCTTGCAATGTTGTCCGAAGGTGGTGGCAATGGTTCTCTACGAGTTGGTTCTTCCAATTTCTCTGGAGGTGGAGCTTGTCTTGTTTCAGGGGAGGCAACTGGTTCAGCATCAGATACATATTGTGGTTTTGGCTCAATATTTTTTTCTTGGCTTTTAATCTTGTTTAATATTTCATCCCAAGTTAATTGTGACACAGCTGGAGGTGGTTCCGGATCTGGTGCTGGAGCTGGTTCTGGTTCTGCTGCTGGAGGTGGTGGCAGATCTGGTGCTGGAGCTGGTTCTGGTTCTGCTGCTGGAGGTGGTGGCAGATCTGGTGCTGGGGCCGGTTCAGCAGTTTTAATAGTTTCAAATTCCTTTTGAAGATCTTTAATCATTTGATCCCAAGTAGAAGGAGTTTTCTTTGGTGTTATTGGTTCATATTCAGGAAGTGAAACTGGTTTATTCATTCCACCTTCACCTGGCGTAGTTGGTTCATATTCAGGAAGTGAAACTGGTTTATTCATTCCACCTTCATTTGGTAGAGTGGGTTCTATTTTTGTTTCTGGAACTGATGGTTGACCAGAAGCAGTTGGCCTTGATGCGGATGGTAATTTTCCAGGCTCATTGATTCTAATAACTTCTACTGTTTTTGGTGTATGAGCAGCAATTGGTCTTCCTGCTGGTTCTGGGAGAATCATAGCCGATGCAGCCAAAGCAGTAGCTGCTGCCTCTTTAGCACCTACTCTTTTTATTTCTCCAACAGTCTCTTTTGCTCTTTTTATTGCACCTTCTATTGCTTTTTCCCATGAAAATAAACGACCACGAATAGATGGAGATGGTTTTGGTGAACTTAATGATGGCTTTCCTATTGCACCTATTTCTTTTATCTTTCCCTTTATCCAATCTGATATATTTGTGGCAACATTTTTTGGAATATCTGCAACGTCCCTAGCAACCCCAACTGCTTGTGATAAACTAGATGGTCCTTCAACTGCTTCTCTTTCGCCAAGTTTTTCAGGATTAATTTTTTTTGCTTCTTTTTCTTTTTCTGGTTGAACACTTTGAACTGTTAATTTTGGTGTTTGTTTCTCAAAAGAAGGTATTTCTGGTCTTTCGGCTCCTCTGGCTTGAGCTTCAATGCGAGCCAAAGTAAAATCCTTTGCCACATCATAAGCAAGTTCAGATGGTAGTTTTCTAGCCTGTGCTGAAGTCTCTGCGGCAATTTCAGCTCTTTCTGGTTTTGTGGTTTCACTTTGTCCTTGAGCCAATGGTTCTACTTTTCGTTTTCTATCGAATATTCGAAGCCAAGGTAAAGCTTTAAAAACTGCTTCATCTTTTTCTATATTTGATGTTCTTCTTTCTTCCTTTCTTCTACCACCCTCAAGCCTTCCTTCTTTTGCGCCAGCTCTTGCTTCCGCTTTTGCTCTTTGTCTATCTAAAATTTCTAATTCTCGTTCTCTTGCTTTTGCCAGTGCATCATTAAATACACTTCTAAATCCTGATGCACTGGTATCTGCGCCACCCGCACCCAATCTTGCAGACCCTGCAATTGTTTTGGCTGCTGGCAGAGCCAACATGGCATTCAAGCCTGCTTCTCCTACATCTTGAGATCTGGCTAAACCAGCTGCCCCCTGCATACCAAATCCTGTTGTCAATGCTTGTGATGTCAATTGTCCAGCTGCAGATGGAGATACATTTCTTCCTATAGCAGGAACAGCAGCGCCAGCTGCTCTTGTAAAAGTAGTAACTAAACCTGGGGCCATAGAAGCTGCGGCAGCAATGGCAGTAATTTCTGGTAAATTTTCACCAAAATCTCTCATTGTTCTGGCGGTTCTTGCAGACACACCTTTTGGCAATCCTCGCTCTAATGTTTCGTCTGCTAGATTTGCTGGTTTAAGATCTATAGCAACTGTATTTGGCATGAATTCTTCATGTCTTGAATATAAATCTGGATCTTTTTCATATAGATCTCTTAATTGTTGTACGCTTTTTCCTCTTACTGTATTTTGGAATTCTCTATATGCTTTTAAATCTCTTTTTAATCTTAAAGTTGGAATTTTTGGTTCTTGACCTGGTCTTGATGGTTCTGTTCTCTGTTTCCATGCTTCTAATTCTTTTATTTCTTCTTCTGGAACGGGAACATCTTCCCAACTTTTATATCCTTGTTTTTCTATTTGTTTAGAATAATCTTCAATTTGTTGAATTTTTGCCTTGACCTTTTCGTCCCTTTCTTGAAACGATTGACCAGAAGGTTTAGTATCTGGGCCAAAAACGCCCATACTTCTTAACCATCTATCTACAGGTTCTAAACCTTTACTTGTTTCTGATACTTTTGCCCCAAATCTAGGTAATTCTCGGATGCCTCTTGCAATCATATCAATTAGTCCACCTTCTTCATGTGGACCTGGTCTTGCTTTCTGAGAAAATTCTCTTTCTTTAAGCTGATCCCGAATCATTTGCTCTTCCCTTTTTAGGGAACGCATTTCTACATCACTTTCATTTAAAATTTCCAAAGTTTTTTCAAAGATAAACTGTTGCCGACCCTCAGCGAGTCTGGTATAATCTGCATTAAGCTTTGTGGACAAAGCTTGGTCGGTTAGTTCATGAAAGTTTTTCATCTGTATAATATTTACTTTCATTTAAATTGCTTAAATTGAAACCAACAACCTTTTCATCAATTTTTTTAACTTTATTTGTGCAAAACGGAGAAAGTGGTTTGTAAGTAGAAATTTTATGGGTGTGTAACTTTTCAGCCTTTTCGCAAAGGGATGTTAAGTGGGCTAAAATTGCTTTATTCATACTGAAATTATTTAGGATCTATAAATAATATTGAATGATAAAGAAATCCGGCGACAAATTTATCGTCACAGACTCTTCAGGTGAAAAAATTTTAGGTACGCATGAGTCCGAAGAACAAGCAATTAAACAGTTGCAAGCCATCGAAATATCCAAGAAAAAACGGGAACCGCAAAACGAATCCCGAATCTTGTCATTCTCGGCGTTTATCAAAGAAAATGCTTGAAAATTCAGTTCTTCTTCTGAATTTTGACCAAAGCCCATTAAATGTAATTACAATGCGAAGAGCATTGGATTTAATGTCGAAGAATAAAGTTTATTATGAAGAAACTGACGATTCTATTAATATTCAATGTCTTAATGGAACTATTAAAATTCCAAAAGTTATGATTTTGAAATATTACGTAAAAGTTCCTTTACGTAAAACTTATCCTAGCAAAAAAAATATTTTAAGACGTGATAAATATATCTGCCAATATTGCAGTATTGAATTGACAGAACATAATGCTACAGTGGACCATATTGTGCCAAGACAAAGAGGTGGAAGTAATAGTTGGGTTAATATGGTTGCTGCTTGCCGTGATTGCAATTTATTTAAAGGCAATAAAACTCCTAAAGAAGCAGGAATGAATCTTTTAAATAAACCAAAAGAACCCTCTTATAATTTGATATTTGATGATATTTTAAAATTTTTCTTGAGGAAAAAATAATGCCAATATATGCTTTTTCGTGTGAAAAATGTAAACATAAATTTGAGGAAAGTTTATCTATGAAAAACAACGATCAACCCCTCAAAAATCCATGCCCTAAATGCCATAAGAAAAGCGTTATACGGGACTTTATGAGTGAAACGGTGGGAATGGCTATGGATACCACTCTAAGCCCTAATAAGGCAACTGGCGGGGCCTGGAATGAACTTATGGCGAAGATGAAGAAGGGTCTGCCCCCACGCCATCAAAGAAAATTGGACGCTGCCTCAGAACTTCGTGGCGGTGGATAATAACATAAATATTTGTAACATGGCGACAAAATTTGTTATTGAAAAATATTTTTCTGAAGACCAGGATGTCTATAACATGGGAGTTTCAAAATCTTCCATAAGACATTCGGCTATTGTCCCAAAAAGAGATATTGCTGGTTTCCTTTATTACATCTTACCTGATGTGGAAAAGAAAAGCTTGGAAGATTATCCTTATGGAGATTCGGTAGCTACGGCTGTCAAGCTTGCTGTTGATAATGGCAAAAAATATATCAAATTTAGCAAAAAAGACAAAAAGCTAGATGACACTTTAGCCAGTATGGTAAGGGATGGTGTATTGAGGGAAAATTGGGAAAATTATGAAATTCTCAAATCAATACCAGCACCAATCGTTGAAAGCTTTATAGTCAGATCTCTTGACTGAGTTTTGTATCCACTAAAATTTTAGTAATATAAAAACTGTCGATAATATCCGTAACAGGATTCGACAGTGTCTTTTGACCTAGTATGCTTTTTAGGTCAACAAAACTTTCTTTTTCAAAAGCTTCATACATTGCTTGCTTATCCGCATTTCCCTTTCCGGATGCAATCTTTTTTATTCGGCTTGGTTCTATCACACTGAGAGGAATAGCATTTTTGTACAGTTTATGTTTTAATATTCCAACATTTTCTGCCAAATGGAATACCCTTCCAGTTGAGTTATATGCATAACCTTCAAGAGATACCTCTGCAGCACCGATACAAAGATTCAATGCCCACGTAGAAATAGTATCAAATCTTTCGGTGTCACAATCATAGTCCGGAAATAATTCCCCTGTGATATTGTTTAAAAATTTATTTGCGTATTTCTTGGTATCTGTCAAAAAATAAAAATGGCAATTTTCAAAACAAAAAGTTTGACGCATGTCAAACAAACAAACGCAAGGTGAAGTCATAGAATAATCAATACCAATAACAGTATGAAACATCCTATTATTTATAGGCGTTTCACTTGGTCATTAATTTTTTATAAAATTTTACCAATCGCGAAAGTTCATCAAGAGTAGCAGCGCCCTTCATTCTATTTGCCTTGAAGGAAACAATCACTACATTGTCTTTGGTGTAACCTCTTTTATTATCAATTCTGTCTATTGATGGCGAATTTGAGAGGCCATATGGATATATTGGTATGCCAAGTACAGGGCAACGCTTTGGTATGATTATGTCTTTCGCCGTAAGATCAAAATCCAACTTCTTTAGCTTTGCCCTGTACTTGGCATATTTCAACATATCGCTGACAATATTTTTCTTACATGATTTGGCATGCTCCACCTTGGCAGGCGTACTCTTTCGCGGATTCCGTGTTGTCTTCTTTTTCATATTGAGAAAGTTTCTTGAAGTCCACTTTGATCTTCGGATGCTCATTATACACTGCTTGATCTATTCTTTCAAATGGTGCCTGAGCATAAGTGTGCGAATCTCCTCCGGGAAGGAAAGAAATTCCTGTTGCACAATCAAAGTTTTCCCAAAGCCACTGGCCAACTTCAAGGAATTCAGCATCGGTATAATTTACCGTGATTGAAGGCTTGTGGTGGCAGTAATGCTCTTGGTAGATTTTCCAAAGATCCAAGTGCGCAATCGCACGAAGATCTTCCGTAGTCATTGTTCCCTTTGGAGCTTTCATCGCAAAGGTAAGGACAGCCGTGGATCCTGGATTTATCACATCATCCTCACATGGAACACCTTGATCCTTCATGAGTTGATACAATGGATCCTTTTTGTCCAACCGAATTCTTCGGTAGTAATAATCTGCATATCTTGGATGCAATCCGGAAGCCGAATCGACCAAGCAAGAAGTCGTTCCTTCAGGCTTGACGCAAGTGATGGACTTGCTTGGATTTATTCCAAGTTTCTCGGCCCATGTTAGATTTGTTGCAGTTGCATGATCTCTGAGTGTTTCAAGGAGCTTGACCAACTTTGGCTTGCCGTCAAGACCGCTTGTAAGCTTGTTGTCAAAGATACCTGTCATGGAAACTCCAAGCAATCTTTCATCTTCACAATTCTTTTTCCATTCCGGACGAAGATATGGGAAATTCGTAAATGTGGATTGCACGGTTCCAATAATAGTGGCAATTTCTATCTTCTTCTTTAGTGAAGCTGCAGTATCAGTTGGTTTGACAACAACTGTAGAAAGATTGCAGAATTCAAATGGCTTGAGGATAATCTCGGAACAGGGGTTTGTTCCATACTCTGCGGTTTCATCGCGGCCAGACCTTGCAGCCTGTTCCTGAAGTGCTTTTCTATTAATCATTCCTCTTTCACCGCTGTGGCTGTTGTATAATGAAGTCCATTCCTCAAGGAATTGTCCCATTGGAGGTCTTCCACGATACACAGCAGAGTTATTTGCATAAGAACGGAAACCAGCACCATCCCACCAAGCACCGCTCTTGCACATTGCCATCTCTCTGTCGGAAAGGTCACTCAAAGAAATCATAGCAGAGCGACGAACCCCACCAACGATAACCGCATTTGCAATTGCACAGCAGATGTCATGACACTCAAGAGCCGTGAGTCTTCTTCCCTGTGCATTGTAAAAAACCTTTACCACAAACTTGAAAAGATTGTCAAGAGGCGCAGGACCGCTTGCTCTTCCACCGAAAGTCTTCAATCTGGCACCAGCGGCACGAATAGAAGAAAGATCCCATTTGACGTGACGACCTTCATAAAGATGATAAAGAATGGTCTTAAGTGCATTCCCCCATCCTTCCTTTGAATCTTCTACCTTAACTACAATGTTGAAATCCTTTTCGATTTTGCTTGCAACCACAGGAAGCTTGTCTGTATACTGATGCTCAACGCTGTAACCAACACCAGTGCCATTCATCAGAACAACAAACAGTTCAGCAAATGATTGCAGTGAATCGATAGGAAGATATGAGCAATTGTAGATGCATGTATTGTCATGATCAACAGCAGGACCAGCGGTCATCAAGCTTCTCATTGAGGGAAGAACCTCAAGATTTAGAATTGCCTGTTTTACATCAGGACGCTCTAAAAGTTGAGGAGTCTTTGCGGTGAAATATCTCCACCATCTCTCAACACACTCTTCCCAGGTTTCTCTGCGATTTTCCGCATTCAGCCAGCGAGAGTAACGAGAAATAAAAATGAATTCTTGAAAAGCTGATAAATTTTGCATAGTATTTCCTTTGGTGTCTTTATTTATTATCTGAATTTTTTGTCAAGGCTTCCCATGAAATTGGGAAAATTGGCGATATACAATCCCCGATAGCCTTTGCGTATTGGCGAACTTCCCATTGGGCATGAGCATCAATCCGTTGAGCGTAGATTCTGGCATACGCTGCGAGAGAACCAGTCCACCACCACTCGGTGTATGTTCCTTGTGGGAGAACCGCTCTTGCTTGTTCCGGGGCGACACCTTGTTCCAAAAGATTTTCATATGTAATCAATGCCTCTTTGAGTATACTATTATACTGCGAATTTAAATTTATTTCAATAGAAGAATCAGTGATAAAGTCAGAGCTTCCTTGCTTGGCTCCGTCCGTAGGAGCAGATCTCCAAGTTGGAATATAAAAATCCGGTGTATCTGTAACATATCTTCTACTAACTTCATTTTCAACCATCCCGACTTTGTGTTTGAATAACTGTGTGCGAACAAAAATAGGAGCCTTTATTCTCAAAGTAATTTGTGGATGAGCAAAGGGAGTCCAATGCTTGTGTCTTGCCAAATAAGATATTAATTTGACATCTTTTTCTGAAAGCCTTTTATTATCAATTCTTCCAGACCAATGACGTTCACCATCCCAATCGCTTTCTTTGTTGAAAGAAACACGAGCAGCATTAACAACCATTAAATCACTACCCATGTGATCAATGAGATCGACATGGCCGCTGTTTAAAACAGGAACCCTCTGTAACATATCATTCCTCTATTTGTTTATCGTCATCCAAAAACTTCAATTCGACACCAGGGATGTCAACACTGTCTTTTGCAAAATCAACAGCCTTTTTCCATAAATCAGGATTCATTTCCTTGATATACTGGCTGAAATAAGAATTAAATTGAAGAAAAGCCTGACAAACTTTCATTTGATTTTCTTCATTCATTTCCTGAAACTCTTCATCTGAATCTTCGTCAAATATCATACTTTTCTCCAAGTTAAAAAATTTAAAAGTGCAACGCCACCAGAATACGTATTAGTATCTATAAGCTCCATTAGCTTGTCTTTACCATAATTTACAAACATTTCGTTTATATCCTTTTCTTCAATTTTTGGCCAAACAACAATTTTGTAATTGTCATCAATTGCTTCTTTCATCATATTGTGCAAAGCTTGATTTCTTGGCTCATTATCAAACGCAAACACTAAATCTTTTCTTTTAAGTTTGGGAGGAACTGCATAACTTGATCCAACCATTGCAATTGCATTTGGGAGAAACAAAGAATCAAGAGGTCCTTCCACTACATAAACTTTGTTCAGAGCATTGACTCTATCCAAACCATACCACAGTCTTTCGACATGAGGTGACTTATATGTAATATACCTTATTTTGGCGTTCTTGTCAAATGATCTTCCTTGAACACCAATAACCTTTCCTTCATCATCGAAGAAAGGAATTACCAATCTAGGTTCACGAATAGATGTTTTGAAAAACTTTGTTGCAATTTTTGAAAAATCATCTACAAAATAAAGAAGATGTTGTTTATCTTCTGGAATTTTTCTTTCATTTACGTACTTTCTTGCGTAATGATTCTCCGGCAGATCAATTATACTGGTTCCGATATAATCAGGAATTACTCTTTCAGTAGGAGCAAAAAACTGTTCCTGAAAAGTAACACCGCCAATTCTAGATTGGTAGCATTCAAATGCATATTCTTTAGCAAGATTTGGAGAAATATTCTCAAGCACAGTTTTTATTGTGCAAGAAAACCCACAATTATGACACTTATAATAATAATGGTCTTTGTTTATGTAAAAATAACCTCTTGTCTTAGATTTGTTTCTTTGCGAATCTCCGCATTTGAAACACCGACAAGTGGCAAGCCCATCCTTCTTCCATTTAAACTTGGTCAAAGAAGGTGATACCATATTAATGAACTTTTTCTCAATTGCAGTATTCATTACATCTGCCAATCAAGACTTGCTTTTTGTGCAGCCTTAGAAACAGCATTGTAATACTGTTCTTCTTCACTTCTCTGCTTACTATTATCGGTTTGATTTGCACTAACCAATACGGGCTGATCTTCCTGCTCAACATCAGCAAGCTTCATCTTACTAAATGAGACACCGATAACAAACTTTCTATTTACTGCTGTAGTGTTGTATCTATTCTTAAGCTGCTTAACCATCAATTGATTGACATCATCAAGATCGTCCGTTCGAATCAAAGCAGCAAAGAAATCTGCAGTTGCTGGAAGACCAAAAGATTCAGAAGTGTCCTCAAGGCCAATATCAGTGCTGACAAATCCAGTACGATTGACCTGTGTGGCGCTGAAAATAGGAACATCAAACTCTACTGCCAATCCGCGAAGTTCTTCCGCAATAGCCTTAATATAATGATAACTGTTTGTGTTGGCTGTATTCTTGATTCTAGCAGAAGAGCAAATATTCAAGTAATCAATAAAAATTATATCAGGAGTAAACTTTTTCTTAGTTTTCAATTCTTTCAGCAAAACCTTAAAATGATTAACATTGGCTGAACCAGTAGGATATTCCTTAATTATAAGCCTACCATTGCACGAATTACGAAGATTTTCAATCTTCTTCTTATATGCTGCTCTAGGCATGTTCTTCAAGTCTTGGATTGGCGTATCAAGCAGATTTGCATCAATTCTTTCCGCAATCCTTTCTTCTGCCATTTCAAGAGTAATATAAAGAACATTGAGATTTTGCATCAAACAAGCAGCTGCATGATGGCACAGAAAGAGACTCTTGCCACATCCAGTTCCAGCCATTATGATATTAAGAGTCTTGGAAGGAGTCCCGCCACCAGTAATAGTATTAAAATATTCCAAATCAAATGGAATTCTTCTTTCAGTCTTGCTGTAAAAATCATATCTATTTTCAGAGTCTTCAATAAAGTCATGTCCGACTCTGGTATCAAAGCTGACTGCAAGAGCTTCAGAAAGAATTTCAGGAATGGCGTTTTCACTAATACCATTTTCCTTATCACCAATAATAGAAATAGATTCCATTATTGCAAGATGAAGAGCTCTATCCTTGCAAAACTTCTCGGTTTTCTCAAGAAGCCACTTGTATTCTTCTCTATCTGTATTATTGTAGATTTCAGTAATTATCTTCTGAGAAGTCTTGTACTGATCCTCACTAAGTCCATTCTCACCCTCAACCATCAAAGAAAGTGCATCCTTCGTAGGAAGGGCAGAATATGTACTGACAAAGTTATTAATCTGATTAAAGATAATCTGCTCGGGAACAGATTGAAAATACTCCCTCTTAATAAAAGGGAGTACTTTACGAGAAAACTCTTCGTTCTTTGCTAGATTCTTAAGAATGATCTTTTCCATATGGCTCTTGGTGAACATCGTCCTCTAGATCCGCTACATCAACCTCACTTGGGTCGTATGCGGTTGTCATGTCGATGTCTTTTCTGTTGACGATTATATCATACAGGATCTCACCTACAAAGTCAACGAACTCTTGATTATTAACGTCAATATCTTTATTTTTTGGAGTTTTCATTATCTCCATATCAAAATTAATTTTTAAATTATCGCCAATTGTGTCAAAACTCACACGCTGAAATCTAAATTCAACATTTTTAAAAGGCTCGTCTAAAATTCTTATAGGTAGAGTATCTGTGTTTTTATACTCTTCTGCTTCATCAAGAAATATATAAGAATTAATCTTGGGAGGGTGTTCCATACTTAAAATCCTTTTGTACTTCTGCATCTATTTTATTTAAGATATCTTTGGTAAAATATTTTTCCGGATCTTCATCTATATTTTTTTCAAATACTTTGCTTCCATCTGGTAACTCAATACGGGTTGAAACCTTCTTGAATACATTATATTTAATTGCTAAATCAGTTAACCCATAATATCTGCTGAGACCTGAACTATAATTCAATCTTGTCTCAACATGCATATTTTCCTTTGTGAATCTATTCTTGTAATTTGTGCATTTTATGAAATTACCGACTACTCCTTCTTCTGTCTTATCTTTGCTCTTAGAAAGCATGATGATAGTGCTTGCTGCATACTTAAGACCAACGCCACCACCAAGATCCTTGGTTGGAACATAGGAACCAATAACCTGATAAGTGTGATTGGTGAGGAGCATTGGAATCTGTGCCTTCCCAAGCTTCATCGTGAGAACCCGGAAGGCAGCTTTGTTTTGCTGTGCTTTGGTCATGTCCCTTACATTCTTGCCTTCTGCAGAGTCTGTCATTTCCTTTTCAGTGGACAACATTCCCAAAGAATCAAGAACCATAAAAATTGGTTTTCGATCTTCCTCTGGTGTTTCAATTACATCGTTTACAATTTTTAGAGCCTGTGTCTTGAACTCTTCAATAGTAGAAACAGGAACTACTGCAATTCGTTTTGTATCAAGACCTCTTTCCTCAAACATTGATCTGGTTACTGCTTGTTCGGTGTCGAAGTAGACCACAACACCATCTTTGTTGTCCTCAAGGAATTGCCGCGAGATTCCAATTGCATAGAAGGTTTTCCCTGTTGCCGGATCGCCTGCTAGACAAGAAATCTTGTTTCCGGGAAGACCACCATAGATAGACCCTGAAAGAAGTGCATTCAGAACATAAGATCCTGTGTCAATAAAATTTGTGACATCTGATCCCTTGATTCCATCTGACGCAATTGCTGCATCTTGGTTATCAATTTTACTCAATAAATTTTCTAGATATTTCGACATATTTTACCTTTTATTTATCCTTGATCTAACATATTATTCAAATCTTTTATTTCTTCTTTTAGCATTTCAATCTCTTCAAGAGCCTCTTGAAGTTTTACTTGAAGTTCTTCAGCTTCTTTCTGATACTTTTTCATCAGATCATAAGAAGAAGGAACATTAGATGGGGTCGGAAAGTCTGAAATAAAACATTCGTCATGAAGTTCTTTTTTCTTAAGTTTTTGATAGAGTTTTGTATTCATTTTAAAAATATTTTTATCTTTTAAAATTTTAATCTTTTTTTCAGAATTGTCCGCTGTATATTGCTTATAAATGTTATTCAAAATATGACTCCAATGTTGTATGAGTGTTTACAGTCCAGCCAATTGCGTCGGTTACGTTTCGCAATGGTTCAAGAAAAGTCTTCTCAAATTGCATCTCAAGGTCTGCGTATTTTTCCAATCCAAACTCTTTTGGCGGAACATTGCTGAACCCAATTACCTTTTCCCTTCCATCGATGCCATATGGATTGGGGACCTTGAGATGAATAAATTTGATCTTATCGCCTTCACCCAATCGTGCATATTTTTCTTCAAGCTGCATCTTCTTTATCTGGTAATTATACAGCAAAGCCGATTTGGTTGCAATAGGAGTTGATTTTTTATATATTTTTTCCGCATCATTATAGGTATTCATGCCTGCAATTTTTCTTGGAGAAGATATCTTCTCAATTGATTGTGAAAAAAATTCATCCTTGAAGTCTGAAACGAATTCAAGTAAAGAATTATTGTCCTTGGTAAGCATGATTTTAAGGGCTACTTTCAGACTTTCTCTCACCAGATGTGGTGTGCTGGACCTTGCCGTTTCCATGCCCATAATTTTTACCTTCGGTTCAGTAAACCTAACACCTTCTTTATCGTAAACACACAATGCATATCTCTTCTTTGCTTTAAAGATTCCGGTAGTGGCAATTACCTCTCTCTTGAAATCTAGCCTTTGCTCTTTGCAGCCAAGAGATTCCCCAAGTTCTTTCATTGCTTTTGAAAGAACGGGTTGGATTGCTTTTTTGGCAGAGTTATCAAGAAAATTAATCAAGTCTCCTGGTTCAACACCAATTTGGTCAACTATTGGGGCCATATTAATATACAAAGAATCGGTGTCGGCAGCAATGACCACATCAATATTCTTCTTTTTGGTTATCTTCTCAAAGTATTGATTGATTTTTGTCTCTGCTGTTCTGATAGCTAACTGTCCAGTAGTAGTGACGGCGATTGCCAATTCCGGAGAAGAATAAACAAATCCGGGCGTTCCAAGACATCCATAAAGGCTATTTGCCAAAATCTTTTTTACCGACTGTTTGATGGAAAGAGCCGCAATTCTTTGTGCCAAGGAGCCATCGGAATCTCCATTTTTTTCTCTTTCCTTTTCAAGGGCAATCATTGTTTTCTTTGCTTCCTGTCGTTGATTAAATGTTCTTTCAATCAAAATTGGAATGAATCCCTTTTTATCCATTCTGAAGACTCCACCACTTGCAGCTACGCAATGGCCCTTTGAGGCATTCTCCTGAATGAACTGCCTTAAATCTTCCGGTTGATTCAGGTAATCATCTGCAGACCATTTTCCATTATGCAAAACAAGTGAATCCGGACTGATATTGAACTGCATTATGATGCTTGGATACAGGCTGGTAGCATCAAAGCTCACAATATTATGGTAAAATCCAGGAACAACTTCCTTCACATATGCGCCTATGAATTGTTCGTCCTTTTCATAGAACTGCTTCAAGGCTGGCACTATCTTGTAATCTTTTAAGTAATCATAACAAATGCTTTCCCAAATTCTTGTTGAAAAGAAAACCCCATCGAAGTTAATTTTAGCTTCATAGGAAATTGAAACTGCCAATTCAATGAGTCTCAACTTCTTTTCAAGCTTCTCTACCAGCAAAGTGTCTTGAACGTTATACTCAAAAAACTTCTGATAATTCTTCTTATAGAATTCCCTCAAAGAACCATAATCCGAATAGTCCACCTTTGTCTCGCCAAGCTCAACTTCTGAGATATAAGCCAGAGCATAGCTTTCCTGATTTGTACCGGAAAACTTCTTATAAAGTTCGATGTAATCCAAGGTCATGTAACCCGGGATGTCCACGCTGTAATAGACTCTTCCATTTGCAGCATGTTCTCTCTTTCTCAAGAACCCCCAAGGACTTAACTTGTTTGCAAAGGACTCGGAACAGATTCTCTCGGCCCGATTGACAATATAAGGCAAGTCAAAGTTTTTTATGTTCCATCCGGTGAAGATGTCCGGATCAAACTTTTTAACCATGTCAAAAAATCCAGCAAGCATTGCTTCTTCTGAATCATATTTATGAACAAATACGGTTTCAGAAGAACAAGGAGTCACAGTAAAGCTATGGATCTCCTCGCCCACCTTTATGGTGATGAGAATAATTTTTTCATTTGCTGTGGCAATATTTGGAAATCCATGTTCACATTCAGTCTCAATGTCAATATACATTACCTTTAATCGACTGAAGTCATAGGAGATTGCATTTGGATAAGTTTCATACATGTATTGTGCAGTATAGTCTGCAGTTCCATATATCTTGAAATTATCCATGTCTCGGTATTCATCCACAAAGCTTCTTGCCTCACCGATATCCGGAAAATCAATTTTTTTGAGTTTTATTCCGGTAAGAGATTCATGATCTCCGCTTGGTTCTGCCACAAAAAAAGAAGGCGCGAAAGCTTCCTTTCGCGTCTCTCTTAGGCCATTGTTGTAGCCTCGGTAAAGAATATTGTTACCACGGGCAACAATGCTTGTATAGAATTGCATGTAGTATATTATATCACTTTCTTGCGATCTTTCAATAGCCCTGCAAGAATAACTGAATAATTGATCATATCCACGATAGCGTCATAAACGCTTTCGTTTTCAATTGAAAGCTCGCCACGATTCAAAAATGTGGAAATTCTTGACATTTTGTCTGTCATTCGAATAAGAACTCCCAATTCCGCCGTGCTAAAGCCCAAATATTCGGCTCGTCTAAAATTTAAAAATGGGTCCTCTCCGCATGCGTAATCATTGTTCTTTTTACGCATTAATTCAAGGGCTTCCTGAGAAATTGATTGATGTAGGTTGAATAGGTCTTCTCTTGTCATAGAGCCATATTTTATTATGTTTTTGGTAGAATGTCAAGTTATAAATATTGAGTCGCCCGGAGTTTTTCATGCATTTAATAGCCCTCATAGACTATACAAAATTTTTAGAAACAATTTCAATAATTATTGCAGCCGGAGCAGGCGTAATATGGGGATTTATAAAATTTTGGCAGGGGAGACCCAAAGTTGATAATTTTTTGACCATTCATAATGAAATCCATGAGTTGCTTACAGAATTGAGAATAACGACCAAATCCATACGAGCCACAATAATTCAATTTCACAATGGAGAGTATACGATGGATGGCATCTCCATGCGTAAATTTTCCGTGACACACGAATCAACCCACCGAGGGTATACATCTCAAGTAAATAAATTAAAGGCAAATCTTTGTTCCATGTTTATACCACTCCTTCATCATGTAGTGGATAATAAAAGTCTTGTACATCAAACTTTTGCTCTTCCAGACAGTTTTGTCAAATCTTTTTTTGAAGATGAAAATATTTCACAATATGCATGCTTGCCTTTAAGAAACAAAGGTGTAAATGTTGGTTTTGTTTTGGTTCAATGGCATCATGATTTCATGCCAAAAACAGAAGAACAAGATTCAATGATGAAACACTTTGAATCTATAAAAGATTCAATAGAGATACAACTTTCACACCAAAAGAATTGAGGTAAATATGCCAACAGAATTGATATCACTATTAGGAGGCGGAATAACAGGATTTTTGTTCCGCTATTGGGCTCAACAGGCTCAAGACCGCAAAGAAATGTTTGAGATGGCCATGGAAGCCAACAAACAAACAACAGAAAATCAAGATGCCGCAGTCAAGCGTGTTCCCTTGGACGTGGGCAAGGGAGTTCGTCAATTGATCGTTCTTGCCTGCCTATTTGCTGTAGTTGCAGCTCCCTTTGTTCTTCCATTCTTTGGAATTTCAACCTTTGCTGAATTTACACAAAATCAACCTCCAAGTTTCTTTGGATTGATCCCTGAAACAACCCGTAAATACTTTGTTGAAATCCCGGGATATCTTTTTGCAGAGGAAAACAGACAGGTTCTATTGGCCGTAGTAGGCTTCTACTTTGGTACAGCAGCAGGAGGAAACAAGTCATGAAATATCTTTTACCACTGCTATTTCTATCTGCTTGCACAAGTCCACAGATTGTATCTCCTCTTGACAAACAAGGAAATCCAATTCATAGCGTATTAAAAGAGCCATTCTTCGGAGCACCAAGCCAAGCCTCTGAATGGAGCTTTTGGTATGTTATTATCTGTGTTTTAACTTTATGGTTGGTTTGGAAAGAATTTAAATCAATAAAGTGGCCCAAAAAGAAATCAGAATCTACCAGTACTCCCAAACCCACCGACTCTGTTTGATTTTTGGGTTGGTTCATAGATTGTTTCTTCTATTTCGGCCTGTTCATACTTGACTATTTCACCTTGGGCGATTCTATCACCGTGATAGATTTTTATCATTTCGCTAGTAGTGTTTAGCATTATTAGTTTTGTTTCATGAATATAATCTTCATCAATTACACCTTCACAATTTGCGAGAACCAATCCATACTTAAGGGCCATCCCTGATCGTGGATGAATACGAATTGAATAATTTGGCGGAATATCAAAAATAAGTCCGGTACGAATCATTGCCCTTTCTTGAGGGGCAATATTTACATAATGTTTTTGATTTTCACTGTCAAATTCTGTTTGAATTTCTATCTTTTCTTTTCCAGAATAAGCAACAATTGGGTCTTTGTTTACAAATGCTGCGAGATCAAAACATGCAGCATTTTTTGTTTCGTAATTTGGAAGTTTTACGGTTGGTTCAATTTTATATATTTTTAAAATCATATGCAAATCATACCATAAATAAAAAATAAGTCAAATGAAAAAACTGTCAGACTCCGCCTTTTCCTCTGATCGCTTCAAAGTTTTGTTTTATTTCAGCGGCAGTCAATACGCGATCATACATCCTAACGTCATAAATCCAACCTCTCCACGTTTCCGTTGGACCACAGTTATTATCTCTTCCTCCAATTAAAAAATCTCCCTGTGGTGCGTTTGAATACGTTTGGTTGGCGCTAGTATGAAATAAATTTCCATTTATATAATACAAAAAATTAAATACTGTAGAACTTTGTTTATTGAAACAAAAAGAAATATAAAAAGGAACATTAACAGTAAAATAGGAAGTAGCGACGGATGCTCTATAACTTACTGTATTAGAACAAATTCCTTCTATTATTGGTCCACAATTTATTAGGGTTGACTCAATGGATTGAGATAAATTTTCTCCATTTATTGGTTGAAAATTTACTCTATGACCACCATAAACATATTGAGTCGTGTTATTTGCACCACTGCCCATTTTTTGCCATAATGTGCTAACTTTAGCACCGCAACCACTTTCTAATCTTCCTGCGCCATTCGGATAACATAATATTTCAATCGTCCAACTTGTGTCAAAATTAATAGCAGTTGTTACCTCTTGGAAATAATAAGTTCCTAGTCTGAATTGTTCTGGCATTCCACCATACTCGGCAGAAAATCCATTAAATTCAAAACCATAATGACCAGTTGGGCTTCGTGTATAAATTGGAAGTTTTCCTGCCGCATTATTTGAATGTCTAGAATAAAATCTTCTACCGTTTCCGCTTATATCAGACCAGGTTATACCAGTTAATCCAGAATAAGAAGTAGATGAGTTATCCAAATGTAAAGTAAGACCAGCGGTGACTATGTATTTTTTAGAGTCACGAATTCCAACTCCACCCATTATCATATCATGTCACCCGCTATGAGCCAGTTATTTGAGCTACGTTTAATTAACGTAGCTGTTGCCCATTGACCATTTAAATTTAACAATCCACCTTTAGAATTTAAAGTGACTGCCCCAACTGGAGATGAAGCTAGAGTAACTGCCCCTGCACCAGTGGAAACAACTAATATCTGGGTTCCTACACTAAAATTAACATCACTATCTTGTGGAATACTTGCTGTTATTCCTGAAACACTGTTAATTTCTACAACTGTTCCTTCATCGCCCAATCCAAAAGTAAAATTACCTGTTTTAGTACTAATTGTAAGAGGGGAAGAGGGACTTCCAGTTGCACCAGCGGGGCCCGTGGGTCCCATATTTCCAGTATTTCCTTGTGGTCCTGTCGCCCCCGTGTTTCCATGTGCTCCGGTATTTCCAATTGATCCCGTATTTCCTTGAGGTCCTGTTGCTCCGGTTGCCCCTTGCGGCCCCTCAATAGCATTCCCAATTAAATACCAAAATGTACCACTATATCTCCAAGTTTTTCCTTCGTAAATATAGATTTGATCGGTTGATGGGGTTGGTGGGAAATCAATAGCCATGTTAAAAATATTTATGCAATGTTAAAGCGGGATTTTGTGGAATTAAAATTTTGTAATATTTCTTCCGAAGTTAACGCTCTATTGTAAAAACGAAATAATCCAAGTCGCATTGGTGTAAATAAGGCTCCGGAGGTATTTGAAGAATTTTTCCAACAACCTATATTAGCACTTCCCCAACCTTTTGAATTGGCAGTTCCTCTTTCTGTGCTAAAATTAATGTTTTGAGATGCCATACCAAATCCTCCTGGACCCGTATTAAATGTTTGGTATTGACCGTTTACATATATTGAATTATTCATATAAGTAGGAGAAATGAAATCTGCATACATGATAAAAACGTATTGCTTCCAGTTATTCAACAATCCCAAACTCGACACAGTAGCACTACTTATTCCATATAAATCAGAATTACCAGTATTAAATCCCATTGCTCCTGACAAATAAACACTATAATAATCCCATGAAAACAACATTCTTGTAGAAAAAGAAGTTATTCTTGCCCAAAGTTCAACTGTGCATACATTTGCAAGATTTGGAATAAACACATCTAAATGATCATTAGTTCCATCAAATATAAAGGATGTCCACCCATCAACTCCAGTAAATCCTACGCCATTAAAAAGTTGGTTATCATCACTTGGATTTGCTGCTATATTAAAGCATGTTACACCACTCCCAGAATATGAATAGGTGTTTCCGGGATCTATTTGCATAACCAAATTAGAACTTATAACTCCAAGAGTAGAGTCAATTATTGCGGTTCTTGCAAGACTCATGCAATAGTATCCCCAATCATAACCCAATTATCTGTTGATCGTTTTATTAAAGTTGCTGAAGACCATTGACCGTTCAAAGACAGCCATCCACCTTTAGAATCGATAACAACTGTTCCCGGAGACCCAGATCTTACAGTGGTTTTTCCCGTTCCCGTCTGGAGCAAAAGAATCTGTGTTCCATTGGGAAACGCCACACTTGAATTTGCTGGAACATATGCAGTAACTCCTGTTCCACTGTTTATTTCAATCAATTTGCCCGAATCAGTAAGCCCAAAGGTAAAATCTCCAGTTTGTGTAACCGTAGTCAATGGATCAGAAGGGCTTCCAGTTGGACCCATGGGCCCAACATTACCAGTGTTTCCTTGAGGTCCTGTTGGTCCGGTATTTCCCTGTGGCCCTGTTGGTCCAGTTGGCCCCATAAGGCCCATTGGACCTTGCGCTCCTGTAGGCCCTGTTAATGTTGCAATTAATGACCAATTAGAACCATTCCATCTCCAAGTTTTTCCATTGAAGCTATATGTATCATTTGGATTTGGTGAATCTGGGAAATCAATTTCAGCCATTAAAAAATTGTCACACTTTCTGGATTATTAATTCTTAAAACAAACCACTCAGTCTGTGCTTCTATTCCAAGAATATCTCCCGAGCCAAAATCTCCTAGCTCAAGAAAAAAATAGTTTGAATAAAAAATAATATCATCTGGCATCTATTAAGCCTGAGTTAAGAGTGCTCGTATTGTTATACTGCTTGGAAGACTTGTTGCCGTATATCTAATGTAATTGCCAACGGTATCTGCGCTAGAACTCCATGAATTCCAAGTACTTCCATCCGTAGAATATTGGAACGTTCCAGATGAAGAAGAAGTTACATTATCATCCAATACCAAGAATCCAGTATCAGCATTGTACAATCTTATTTGAAGATTGGGTATTGTTCCGCCCCAAGATTCTACTTGTTTCCATGCAAATATTCTGCTGGATGCAGATGATTTAGTAAGAGATGGTTGATAATGCGAATCTTGCGAACCGTCTTCATAAACACAAGCAATTGAATAAATTTTTGCAGGAACACACGATTCTCCCAAAATGTCCATTTCGAACATAAATTGAATATGTGTACCCGGTGAAACGCCAGTAATATTTCCACTCAAAGGCAATTCTGTCCAAGAACCACTGTTGTCATCAATTCCACTAGTTCTGTAATAAACTTTATATGATTCTGTGGGGAATCCTAGAGGATAAGAGCCGCTGTATTCATCTGTTTCAAGATATGCTCTGTACAACTTAGTAGCATTTGTTGTTGCAAGTTTTGGAGAAATTATTCTTTGATTTGTTGTAGATGCATAAAATCCATCAGCAGCAGCGGGAATTGCTGCCAACCAATTCAATCCGCTTGTTGTCGTATTCGGAATAACAAATAACCATCCGCTTTCAGACCAAATAGTTGTAGTTGTTGACGGAAACAATCCATTCATTGCACCTACGTTTGTAGACGCAACTTTATAACGATTTAGATGTGCTCCAAATAGTTTTTCAAAAGGAACTGTATTGGTTGTATCATAATCACCAATATAAATTCCAAATCTATTGTTAGATGTTGGTACATAAATTCTATCCAGTACGGAACTATAATCTAATTGAGCCATAGCATTTGTCAGTGCATATGTTATGTTGTTCCCTCCCGGGGCAATTTCCAACATAAAATCTGAAATAAAATTGGTTGCAGCATTTGTTATATTTGTTACTGGTATTCTATACATTCTTGTAGTAGTTACAAACCAAACACTATTAACTCCAGATGCAGTTCCATGATTTACAGTAAATATTCTTCCATTATTGGATTGCGTTATTGTTCCTGTTACAGTTTGAGTATTTGTTCTGTGCACAAATGCACTAGTTGAAATTCCAGATGATACAGTAAGAGCAGCCCGGATATTAAATTTATATACTCTTACTGCTGTAGATGCATCGGGTGAACCCATGTTAATTGCATATACATCATGCAAAGTAACCCCGGCCATATCATCAGATGCAACCCCTGTCATAGTCTGTATTCCTATTGGGGAAGTGGTATCGCGTAAAGTATACGTTGCACATAGATTGTCTGTACTTACAGCATCCGAAATAGAAGTTCCTGCTAAATCAAAAGTACCATAATTTAAACCCTTCATTAAGTGCAACCCGGCGTTAGTAGTAGTTGCATTCGTACAAGCAAGTAAAATTCTTATTTCTTCTATAACATATGGAGTACCACCAGTGATTGCAGTAGGAACTGCGGTTTTTAAAGTCAAAGCCGTGTCGCTTGCAATGCTTGAAATTTCGTACCAATTACTAATTTCCGAAGGAGCAGTAGAACCAAACCCTATTCTTGCTCCACCAACACCAGCGTTTGCTGCAGCAATTCTATCAGTAGAAAAAGAAGTCCCAGACCCAGTTACACCAGTTCCACTTACCGCAACAGTTCCATCATAATGTTTATAGACAAAGGCCCTCAAAGCTCTTACAGTTTTATTACCAGCTATACCACTGTTCATGGTAATAAAGCCTTTCCAAGTAATAGTAAGTGCTTGAGAATTAAATTCAAATAATCCAACAGTTCTTGTTTGTGCAGCCGAAGCATTTTGAGCAACAAAAATCCAATAAATATTATCAGACCACTGGTATACGTGAGGAATGCTATAAGAAGTATTTGCTATTTCTGGAATATTCACCATGCTAACGGGAGCAACAGATACATAATTGTCGGAACTTCCAGTGCCTGTAAATTGTTGCATAAAGGAACTAAGCATTGTTTTTGCGGAGTCATAAGTAACTCCCAAATTTGCTGTCGCCCCGTTAAAAATGTGTTCTACTGCAACTTTCATTAAATTCTCCTAGTTTTTACGTACAATCCTATTTTTTTCACGCTAGTATTATTATTTATGATAAAGTCCACTATGTCCCCGGAACTTAAATTTGCCCAAGAAGTGATACCTGACAGTGAATTTTTGATTTGATTTGACAATTGTGGCCTATCAGCATAATTTGTGATTATAGATGTTGTGCTTGGATAATTTGCAAAAGTAGATTTTTTAATGTCGAAATCTATTGTTCCTGTTTGTCCTGAAATTATAGACCATCCTATAATTTCGCAATTATATGCAATTTGTCTAAATCCTTTATT